TGTGAGAGCAAATAACTCAATTACAGTCGTTCCAGAGGGAAACAGATCACCTATAGTCGGTAGTGATACAGGAGCAAGAGTTGCACTAGATGGAACAGACTCAGATGGTTCAGATGCTGGTGATATCGTCATTTTAGACGGACACCTCAATGACAACAGTGAAGTATCAGATGTCGGTGGTGCTGTGTTAGTAGATGCAGCTGAAGAAAACTATTTCATCTCAGTGATAAATGAAACAAGTGGTAGTGATGGTGCAGTCCACATAGAGGTAGTAACACAAGCGAGTCCAGTATGACACAGACAGTAAAACTCATATCAGAAGAAATACAAGACGTAGAGTATATCTGCGAAGAGAACGAGAATGGAAAAAAGGACTACAAGATACGAGGTATCTTTATGCAAGCAGACATAAAGAACAGAAATGGTCGTGTCTACCCTATGCAAGTCCTAAATAAAGAAGTAAACAGATATAACAAAGAGTATATCAACGAGAATCGTGCGTTTGGTGAGTTGGGACACCCAGATGGCCCAACAGTAAATCTTGAGAGAGCATCACATATGATAACATCTCTTAAACCAGACGGAAAGAATTTCATTGGTGAGGCGAAGATACTCAAAACACCAATGGGAAATATTGTTAAATCTTTGATGGACGAGGGTGCAAAACTTGGAGTTTCATCAAGAGGAATGGGGAGTTTAGACCAAAAGAATGGTGCTAACTATGTGAGAAATGACTTTTACCTGGCGACTGCGGCTGATATTGTTGCAGACCCTTCCGCTCCAAATGCTTTCGTAGAGGGTATTATGGAAGGAAAAGAGTGGGTTTGGAACAATGGTTCACTCGTAGAGGCAGAATTAGAACGTGCAAAAAGAAGAATAAACGAAAGAGTTCGTAAACGACAGGCAAATGAGGATACTTTGGAGTTTCTGAGGTTTCTCAAAAAGTTATAATTTATAAATAAATATTAAAGTTAAAAGGAGACATCCCCATGTCAGATTCATATAAAACAATCGAAGAGTTAGAAGCGGAAGTTATGGCTGAACTCGAAGAGGGAATGCATGATGCACCAAAACAGGGTGCAGTTCCAGCAGAACCTATGAAAAAGAAGAAAAATGGTGAAATGCAAGATACAGGAGCTGCTGTAACTTCACCAACTCAAGGAGATGCACCAGCAAAGAAAGTTGCTGGAGCCGCAAAGGAAATCTCTGGTGACCCAGCACAAAAGGGAGAAGGGAAACCCAATAAAATGAGTAAAGCAAAAGAGGCAGGACAAAATAAATCACTTGCATCTGAGGGTTACACAGACGAAGAAATTCGTGCATTATGTCACTCAAAAGACCACGATTGTGCAACAGTCGTAGAACATCCAGTATGGGGTAAGGGTAAACCAGTTCATGGTTCACACGCAATACCAACAGATGACGGATATGTCGAGTGGTATGATGTCCAGTTCAAACATGGTATCGAAGAGAAAGTCATGGCAGAAGACATGGAAATCTTAGTATCTGAGGGTCATCACGAAAATGATGATGATGAGGAAAATGATAAACCAAAAACTAAAACAGAACTTATGACTGCAATGAATGATATGATGAAAAAAGCAAATGGTATGAAGAAAATGGAGTTAGAAAAGCTCTATGCCGCTATGATGAGTTATGCTGGTGGTCATGAAGACGATGAGGACGAGGACGATATGAGTGAAGCAATCCAAAAGAGATTGCAAACTGTTGATGTTTCAGAGCACGTTGATGCACTCATGAACGGAGAGGGTGACCTTTCAGAAGAGTTCAAGAGAAAAGCCGCAACAGTATTCGAAGCTGCAGTCAAGTCAAAAATTCGTGACGAAGTTGCAAGACTAGAAGAAGAATATAAAACAGAACTTAATGAGTCTATAGAAGAGACAAAAGAGGAGTTGTCAGAAAAGGTTGATACCTATCTCAACTACGTTGTCGAAGAATGGATGAAGGAAAATGAACTCGCAGTTGAAAGGGGTCTCAAAGGAGAGATCGCAGAGGATTTCATTTCTGGGTTGAAAACTCTATTTGAAGATCATTATGTTGACGTACCAGATGAAAAATACGATGTACTAGAGGCACAATCTGAAAAGATTACCGAACTAGAGGGTAAGTTAGATGAAGCGATACACAGTATCGTAACATTACGAAAAGATAACGGATCTCTAGTTCGTGATAAGGTCATATCTGAAGCTACTGAAGATTTGGCCGACACAGAAATTGAAAAGTTTAAGTCACTAACTGACGATGTGGAGTTCACAGATGAGTCATCTTTCAAAGAGAAGTTGAGCACTTTGAAAGAGTCTTATTTTCCAAAGACGAAACCAGTTGAGACTCAAACAGTTGATGATGTGGAAACTGGCAATGCACAGGACGTTGATACTACCGACTCAATGAACTCATATATGAGAGCAATCGGTAAGTTTGGCAATGGTGCAAAGTAACGAAAATTATAAATAAGTAGATAAATATTTAAAAGGAGAAGCATTATGTTTCAGACAGAACATCTACAAGAGAAGTGGTCGCCAGTCCTTGCACACCCAGATCTTCCAAAAATTGAAGATTCTTACAAAAGGGCAGTTACCACTTTAATTCTTGAAAACCAAGAAAAGGCACTCAGAGAAGATAGAGCGTTTCTATCTGAAGCCGCACCAGAGAACAGCACTGGTACTTCTATAGATAATTGGGATCCAATTTTGATCTCACTTGTCAGAAGGTCAATGCCTAATCTGATTGCATACGATATCTGTGGTGTACAACCAATGACTGGCCCAACTGGTCTTATCTTTGCGATGAGATCTAGAAAATCATCACAAACTGGTGCAGAAATGCTTGTTGACGAAGCACAACAAGACTTCTCAAACCAGAACGCACAAGGAACAACAGGTGGTGGAGATATCACTGATACTGCAACTAACCCTGCTGTTCTTAACGATAGTCCATCTGCTGGAACATACGAAACTGCAACAGGTATGACTACTGCACAAGGTGAAGCGTTAGGTGACAACTCATCAACAAACACTTTTGCAGAAATGGCGTTCTCAATCGAGAAGCACACAGTGACCGCTGTGACTCGTGCATTAAAGGCTGAGTACACAATGGAACTTGCACAAGACTTGAAAGCGATACATGGTCTTGATGCAGAAACTGAACTTGCAAACATCTTATCTGCTGAAATACTTGCAGAAATAAACAGAGAAGTTGTTAGAAACATCTACGTTTCTGCTGTTAACGGTGCTCAAGTGAACACAACTACTGCTGGTATCTTTGACTTAGATACAGACTCAAATGGTAGATGGTCAGTTGAAAAGTTCAAAGGTCTAATGTTCTCACTCGAAAGAGATGCGAATGCTATCGGTCAACAAACTCGTAGAGGAAAAGGTAACCTAATCATATGTTCTGCTGATGTTGCATCTGCACTACAAATGGCTGGTGTGCTTGACTACGGAACTGCTCTACAAAACAACTTAAATGTTGACGACACAACAACTACATTTGCTGGAGTTCTTAACGGACGATACAGAGTGTATGTAGACCCATATGCAGCTAACGTAGCCGCATCACAATACTATGTTGTAGGATACAAGGGAACATCACCATACGATGCTGGTATGTTCTACTGCCCATATGTACCACTACAAATGGTTCGTGCAGTTGGGGAACACACTTTCCAACCAAAAATCGGTTTCAAAACTCGATATGGTATCGCAGCCAACCCATTCCACACAGGAACAGTTGCCGCTTCTGCTGAGGGTGCGATCTCTATCTCTGCAAATACTAACAAGTATTACAGAAGAGTTAAAGTCACAAACCTCATGTAATCAGTATAATATTACTAGTGTAAACTGGAGGGGTCGCAAGACCCCTCTTTTTTTTTGACTAAATAGTAGTATGGCACAAGTATTCGGAATAGACAGACAACCAACTCAGTTAGACTATGCAAGTCCGACTCAGTTTAAGTTTTCTATCGTACAACTACCTAAAGTAGAATTTTTTACAACTGCGTGTAATCTACCAAGTATCACACTCGCAGATGCGATCTTTCCTACACCTTTCACAGACGTTCCAGTGCAAGGTGACAAACTTACATTTGATAATCTCATCATAAGTTTTATAGTTGATGAAAGTTTAGAGAACTACATACAGTTACAAAAATGGTTGTTTGGTATAGGATTCCAAAAAGTAGACAACAG